TGGCTGATAATGACAATGGCCGATTTGGTTTTTTCGATTTTCACCGACAGCACCCGCAACACCTCACTGGCCCATCGGGCTTTCTCCATCTTGTAGCTGCCGGTCTCCTTGCCCTTGGCCATATCGGCGGCCCTGGCCAGTTCTTCCGTGGTGGTAATGGCATCGAAGCTGTCCAGCACACCAAAGATCGGACGCCCTCCTTCCAGCAATTGCAGCATCCGGCCATAGTACTGTTGGATTGTTTCCGGTGGGGCGTACTCATCCAGACTGCACACATCGGCTACATAGTTGTGGCCTTCGTTCAGCCGTGCCGCCAACTTGCGTCCAAACAGACGTACCAGATCGAAATCCGGTGGCTCGCATCCATCGTACAACAGAATGTAATCGTCAAACCGGGGATCATTGGCCATCTCAGCCATGCCGGTCAACGCCAACATGCTTTTACCGGCACTGCTGTCCCCGATCATATTCACCAACCGGCCAGCACCATACCCGCCAGAAATGTTATCGCTCAGTGCAGCATTGAGCAGCTTACAACCGGTCGGCAGCAGCAGCGTCCCGCTTTTTGTACGATCCGAAACGTGTGCCGGGTTTTCTTCCACGGGTTTCGGTGGATTTCTTCTTACCGGAAGACTGGATCTGGATTCGCTCATGTTTCTTTGCCCCATCTACTATCTGCTGAAGTTTTTTCTCATCCACCATCCACCGGTTTCCAATTTGCGTAGCAAACTGAAGCGGCTTTCCACCCACAGAAACTCCGGCACGTGCCCATGCATACAAAGTATGATACGGAATGGGCACGCCACTTTCTTGTAGGAGTTTGACGGCCTGTTTAAGTGTAATCATATAACTTCTCCCCAGCTAATTTGCCGTATCTGGCACTATCTGCGTCCGGTCCATATAAGGATACAGACCGGACGCAGCCTTGTCAAAAACGGCTATTTACGCGCTTTTCGCCGCGCAGCGGCCAGGCGGTTAAATTCTTCCTGGCAATCTTCCCAAACATCACAGGTGTCGCATTCATCCAGGGCATTGCAATCCTCGCCCCACTTTCCACCAGCCGGGCACTCTCCTTCGGCCGGGGCCGGCGGTGCTGCCGCAGCTTTGCGGACTGGTTTTACAGGAGGTGCTTTACGCGCTGGTCTCTGCGGCGGTTCTGGTTCTTCTTCCGGTTCTGGTTCTTCTTCCGGTTCTGGTTCTGGTTCGTCGGTTTCGTCTTCTTCCGGTTCTGGTTCTTCTTCCGGTTCTGGTTCTTCTTCCGGTTCTGGTTCTGGTTCGTCGGTTTCGTCTTCTTCCACTGGGATTCCCAGGAACTCGGCTTCCAACTCCTTGTACCCCATCACCATCAAACAATCATCCAATGCCGGAAGATCGTTTAGAATGCCGGGGTCTTGCGGCTTGCGCCGGGAAATGAAGTCGATGCGGTCTGCTTCCAGGAATTTGGTGGAACCCATGCTGGATTCGGCAAACCGAACCTTAACATCCAGGCCATCGACCAGATCCGCAAAACCCGCCAACTCATCGGGATTCTCGTTGATTTCCCGGTTGAGCATTTTGGTAAAGTTGTGGAAACTGATTTCCCATGACATCACCTCATCGGGGCTGGCCGGATCTACGACCAGGAACAGATCCCGATCCTTGGCTTTCATTTGCCGCAGTTCTTCATCCGTGGCATCCCCACTGCGTCGGCGCTCCAGTGCATACTCGCAGATAGGGCAGCGTTTGCCCATGGTGGTGGGACAGATGCGGGCTTTCTCTTCCGGCCCCACGCCAAAGTGGACTTTCATCGGACGGCGGTACCACAATTCTCCTGCGGGTACTCGGTCGGGGTGATTTTTGTCCGTGACGATGTACGGCAGGATACGGACCACTTGCGTACCCTTGACTGGTTTGAAGAAATCCAGACCGGTGTTGTAGGTGGTGCTGCCTCCACTGGACTTGGAGTTTTCTACCGCACGCTGTTTGACACGATCACGGTTCATGCGTGGCACTGCCGCACGTCCGGCGGCTCCTGCTTTGGTTCTTCGTGTTGGAATTGCCATCTGTTTTCTCCTTTAGCATTTGCGGGTTTATTTTTTGTTCCTCACCATCATTGCTTTTCTTACGGATTGATTGGCCTTGGTCTTGTTGTACTCGGCACGGTCTTCCGGCGTGGTGGTGGGCACGGCATAATACTCCTGGCCATGCAGCCGCACCAAATTCTCCAATGCGGCCTTGCGCTGATCCAGGGCTTGGACCTCTGCCTTGAGAATCGCGGCCTTGCGCTGTTCGTTTCTCAGATCGTCCTGAAGGACTTGGAAAGCCTCATCGTCCATGATACGATTGGAAACCATGGCTTCCGTGAACTTTCCAAGTTTCCCCAGTTCTTCCCGCAGTTCTCCGTCCAACTTGGCCCGCAGTCTGTCCAGACCCACCTTTAGGTCTTCCACCCGGTTGTTGGTTTCCGCCAGCTGTTCGGCATACTCCAGAAACAATGCCGGTTGACCTTCCCACTCTTTGTCCAAGAGCCTTCGGTCCACTTCAAATCGCGAATCTGTTGATAGTTGGCCCAATTCATTCACCTCCTTTCGTTTATGGTTGTGCCTATTTGTTATTATACAGGCAACTGCCGTTTTCGTTGCCCTTTGCTATTCTTTTTGAACACAAACTGCGCACGCCCACACCACCCCAGGCCATCCACTGTTGTAAAACGGTTCCTTGAAAACATCCAACAACACCAACGCCTGAGCATTGTCTTCCTTTAACATCACCGCAGTAGCATAGCCCAACACCGCCCGTCGAATATCCTCATGGTCTTGCCCCTTCAACGCAACCAACACCTTGCGCACCGTTGCCCAGCTTTGGCGTTTCAACAATGCACGGCACAGGTCGATTATTTCCTTGCTGTCCTGGTTCAGCACCTCAATCGGCGCATCGGGGTTGGCAATATGCTTCTCCAACAGCACCAACGCTTGTCTTGGGCACCCATCCGCCACTTCGCATATCTGTGCCACGGCCTCCTTGTCCACTGTGCCCTCTTTGCCTACGGCACGCCGGTAAGTGCGCAGCACCAGCCTCCCCATCTGCTCATACTCCAACCGTTCCACTGGGCAAGGTGTGCAGCGGTTCTGGATGGTCGGTAACAGCTTTTTGGGGTCTGTGGTAGCCAACATGAAGTAGGTATGCGCCGGGGTGTCTTCCAGCGCCTTGAGCAGGGCACTTTGTGCATCACCCGTGAGCTTGTGGCACTCATCCAGTAACCACACCCGGCATTGTCCCATCAGCGGGGCCATGTGCATCTGTTGGCGGATCTCCCGCACGCTGTCTATGCCCCGGTAATCGGCCACATCCACTTCGGTGAAATCCGATCCCTCACAACCAAGTTCTGCCGCTAAGATCCGTGCCAACGTGGTCTTGCCGCATCCAGTAGGTCCATGGAATAGGTAAGTATGGGGGCGGTTGGGGTTGCCCACCGCTGCTTCCAAGTATTTCACGGTATCTGCGTTGCCGATAACTTCGCGCCACGATTGCGGCCTGTAGGTGATATGCAGCATGGTTAGTCCTCCCGTTTGTATTCCTTCTTTTGGAACCAATTGCCATCCATCGGAGTCGCGTCGATCTCAATCTCCAGTGGCACAATAATCCAATCCCACGCCTTTCGCAACTCTTCGCACCATATACGGTGGATGTTCACGGCAAGGTGTTCGAACACATCTGGCGCGGTGGAAAACATCCCCGAATCATGCACCTGTCCGCAGGGCAGCACATCTTGCTCCAACCGTTGTTCCGCAATCCACTGCTTGGTCAACGCCTTGGCCTTTAGCAGACAATGGAAAGCTGGCCCCTGTATCGGGTAGTTCACCACTTCGTTCTTTCGCATCGGCCCCTGACACCGGAATCCGGTCAGGGTTTCAAAATACCCATTGCGCAAATACCGTTTCCAAAATTTTTCTTTCCATTGGTTATACACCCTGAATCGTTCGTTCCAAAAATGGTCCTCCACCTTGCGGATATGCTTTATAAAACGAAGCTCTGTTCCCAGGCCGTGCTTTTTCAGGTGCTTAATCAGTGGCACGCCCTGCGCGGTTTCGCAATCCTGCGCCCACTTCCACAACCCCGGCCCAGTGTTTTTCCAATAAGAGCCATAGAATTCTGGAAACACAAATTGGTTCTTCGCGCCTTGTCTTGCTGCTTTGGAAACCTCGTCCAGTTCCAGTTTGTAGCACTCCATTGCCATATCACGATGC